GTGATGATGCTAAAAAAACGGCTGATACTGATATTACTTCTCAACAAAGAGGAGCAGTATTAAGTTCTAATGTTGAAACGGTTGTTGGAAGAAGTAATTAATATTTTTTTTTTATTTTTTTTTTTAATTAATTTATAAATAATTATTTTATATTAGTATATTATAAAATGAGCTCTTACTGGAAAAATGATGATAAGATAAAAGTTTCACAAACACAAGTTTCTGTTCCATCTACAAATGGTAGATCTTACACTGGGACTGCCGGACAGAGTGGTCGTAGAATAGATTTTGAAATACCCCCTACTATTAAATTCATGGATGGCAAAAATAGTTATTTACAATTTGATATTAAAATTGGTATTCCAGCAACTCTTACTCCAACTCGCCTTCACTTAGACCCCTTTATTGGAGGTCAATCTGTTGTTAGAAATTTAAGGATATATTCCGGTAATCGTGCTGTTTTGCTTGAGGAGATTTCTGACTACAACGCTAAGGTTCAAATAGAATATTCATACAATCAAGATGATAGTATGAGAGCAATGAGAGCATTAAAAGAAGGTTCATTAGTTACTACAGTTGAAAATCGTGGAACTCTTGGAACATCAGTTTCTAACAATATTGATTTAGATTCTAACCCTTATTACAAACCTGTTGGAACTGTTCCAGTTGGGCGTGACTGGGGAACTGGAGATGATTTCGTTACTGCTAAACTTTCACTCCCAATACACGCGGGACTATTTTCGGGAAATTCGAAGCTTTTTCCCGTAGGTATGTGCAATGGACTTTTTTGCGAAGTGGATATCGAGGATCCCGCAAGATTTGTTAAGCAGTTAGATAGTGTTAATCGCCATCGTCGTATGAAACAAAATCCAATCTTCCACGGTGTCAGTGTTGGTGGTGGTGCTTTAACCATTAATAATGCTACAAACCGCACTGAAATCTTTTTGGGATTACAAAACAATATGAGAAGTGTCGCACAATGCCCTTTTGTTAAAGGAGAAAGAATCGGTATATGTAGTACTACTGACCCAAGAAATGAATGTGCCTTAACTCTAACTGCTGGTGGTGCTCAAGGATATCCAAAGATTGAAAATATTGAATTAGATGGTTCGGGTAAAATTAAGATAACTTGTGAACAATTTCAAAATAGTGATAGTGGAACCGGTGTTGAAGCAACATCCAACAACTTTATTTTATTCAGTGCTGCGATTGATACTGATAGACGCGAGAATGATGATGCTAGTGCGGTTCTTGTTGCTGCTACTACATCATACCCTATTACTACTGAAATCTCTAATGCTGAGATTGTGGTTCAGCAAGTTGGTGTAGACCCGAGATATGAAGCTGGTATGATGCAAAAGATGAGAGATGGTGGAACTATTGAAATTGATATTCCAAGTGTTACTAATTACAAACATTCACTTTTAAAATCGAATCGTAATGCTACCATTAATCTTCCTGTATCTAACACTCGTGCTAAATCTATGATTATTATGCCTACTGACGCAACAACTTTAAGTGTTGCTGATTTAATGGCTGGTGCGAAGAATGCTTATGAAGAAGAAAATACTGCTATGGATGGTCGCCTTCATTCTATTAGAAGTGGACAAGTTGGAATTATAGATCGTCTTACATCTTACCAAATGTTAGTGGATGATAAATTAGTTCCAAGCCGTCCTATTGTTGTATCTAAAATTAACAAGGGTGCGTCGATATCAGCCCAGCCACTTATTGAATTAGAAAAAGCACTTAATCAAGCTGGAATAGTTCCAAGGTCTTTTGTTGATTACAACCGGAATTTCTTAATTGGGAGAGCTTATGCTTTGAATGATGGTGTTGCTAATCTTAATAACAAATCTAATCAAATTCAGCTATTATACAATGAAACTACTGCCGCTGGAGCTGACCGCGCCCCAGCACATGACAAATTGCTCTTTTGTTTCTTGTTCCACATTAGAAGAATTAGTATTAAGGGAGATAGTGTTTCCGTTTCTTTGTAAAGAAATAATAATATTTTCTATGTATTTTTTTTTGTTTTTTAATTTTAATTTTTATATATGTATAAATATAAAATGAGTTCCCAAAAATATTTAAACCTCCAACCTAATAACGTCCCCAGTTCTGGCCGTGTATCCTTTGCTCGCGGTAATCCAATCATTACTATAACGCTTGGTAGACAAGATGCTCTACTAGATTTATCTTCTCTTCGTCTTTCGGGAGATTTAAATATATGGCGTGATGCTGCTGGAACATTACATCCGGACGCAGCAAATGCTACTGAACTCCGTGGTTCACACAAACTCGGAATTTATTCGGTAATTGATCAGTTAGTTTTCCGCCACGCAGAAACTAAGCAAGTTATTGAACACATTAGACACTATGGACGCTTTATGTCGTCATACCTTCCGGTTATGGCTGGTATGCAAGATGTAGCGGGACATCTATCTAAGAGTGCTTTAATTATGCCTAACTATCAATCGTATCGTGATAATGTTATTCGCAACGACCAAAATTCTGTTTTTTGTATTCCATTGCCTTCGGGACTGACCCTCGGAGGATCTAAACTGCCCCTTGATAAAGTCCCTTTGGAAATTGAAATTCATTTAACCCCTGATAGTCAGTTTTTCTATTCGAGTGATGCGACTACTACGAATATCAATAATGCTTTCTATGAATTAAGTGGACTTGAGGTTACTTGTGAAGTTGAAACTGGAGTTCAATCACCGGATAAAGGTATTTTAGATTTCAATTCAATTACTTCATATTTCTCCACACTTGAAAGTACTAATTCTATTATTAATTTCAATCTCGGCTTATCTAAGGTTTTAGCTTCATTTGTTAATTTTGTTCCAGCCAATTTTATTAATAATTTAGCACAAGATGGTTTCCTTACTTATATGCCTACTATCGCACCGAATGCTGCTGGTACTGGTAATGGTGGTGTTGCTAATTTAGAAACAATATCTTTCCTCCGCAATGGCGAACGCTTTCCTTCAGCATTTGAAGTTGAGAGTGTTTATGATACTACCACTAATGATACTTCGGTTGTTGACCCTCAAGTTATCAAGGGTTTCCTTGGTTCTATTATTCCCGAAAATCATCACACTCGCACTACTGCTTCTCCACTGAATACTAATCGTGGATTTACTGGTAATCAAAACGCTGTTACTGGATATCGTTTTATTCCGGATACTGGTGCTGTTTATGGTGTTGGTGTATTGTATGATATGCTTGATTCGGAAGGTGTTGATTTCTCCAATGCTCAGTTTTCTATTCAAATGAAGAATGGTCTCAGTGATGGTAATCCAATCTCCGCATATTTATTTATTAAATCTAAGGTTGTTGTTGCTTGGGATGCCTCTATGGGAATTCAAGTAGTAATGTGAGCCCAACTTCGTAATGTAAATATTTTCTATGTAATTTAATTTTATAATTTTATTTTTTTTATTTTTTATATATATAATTATATAAAATGAGTGATACTGATGATGATGAAGCTTTTGTAAATACGGGAGGTCTTGGTGTTGCGGAAATAAAAGACGCAATAGCCAATGACCCAAGATCAAAATATATGGATACTGAAAAAGAATCAAAAGCGGAAAAACAATCAAAACAAAAAATGGCGGAAGAACAAGGTCGTATTCCTGACCTTATGAGAATTGGTGCTATTCCATCCTCTTACGGACAAATGCTCCACACTGATGTAATTGACCCCGTTACATTCTCTCAGCGTAGAGTTAGATTTACTTTGTCTAGAGTTGCCGGATTCTTACATTCGGATTCTAAGATAACCCTTGGTATTACTCCACTTACGAGTGCTACTGCTTTCTACCCATTAAATATTGGTGTATCTAATTTGATTCAGACTGCTACTCTTTCTATTGGTAATAATGTCGTCTGCTCTATAGATGACTACTCTGATTTTCACGCATATCAATCTCTTTTCATTTCTAATGAAGACAATAAAGAAAGAGAACAATATTTATCTCAGAGATGTATAGCTCACAAACCGATATATGATGACCGCACAGCCAATACAACTGATAAACCTCCTAATTCTGCTAAAACAATTGGTCTTGATGTTGGACGCAATCCTGTTGTCCCGGCGGCTGGAGGTGCTGGTGCTTTTCAGTTACTACCTTTTATGAATAACAATGGTACTTCGGCACAAGGTATCGCTGATGCTCCCGTTTATTCTGTGTACCTTTCGGATTTATTTCCATTCCTCCGTTTCAATCAGCTTCCTTGCTTTATGCTTGATGAGGAGGTTCACATTGATTTAACCTTTACTGATGAAGTTTCATCTCTTTCGGGAGCTTCCTTATCTCGCCGTATGTGTGTAGCTTCTAGTGATGATGGTAATAATGCTGTTTCGTACCAAATTGATAGAGATGAATGTAAATTAATTTATGATAGTATTTCTTACGATGGAGAGATTATGGATAAATACGCACAGCAAAATCCAAAATTATCTTTCCAATATGTTGATTATCGCCTTGCTAAAAGAACCGGTGATGAAACCGCATTTGCTAATCTTACATTACCGGTTGGTGGTAATGGTCGCCTTGTTTCAAAGGTTATGTTTAATCTTGCTGCTAATGATAATTTCACTCCATTATCTCTATTGAATGGAGTAACCTCCTATGGTGAGATGAATATCGCTGCTAATATCTTATACAATGATAGATTTGAATTTAATGTTGATAGAACTAATAGTGCTTTATTGTTCCATACTACTCAGCAAGCGGAAGGTAAAGTTCCTATGATTACTCACGATGAATATGTTCAGCGTGCTACTACCTCCAGTCTTACTGCTGAAACATTTGAGGGAAGAGATCAAAGTAGTAGAGATGTTGGATTGGGTCAGTTGTTTAGATGGACTGCTGTCCGCCCTAATAAAAATGAGCGTGTTAACAACAAGGGTATTGACTTGACTTACAAAGCCTCGGCACTTGCTGGTGGTGATTATACTCTCCGTTGCTACTTAGAGTTACTTAAGGTAGCTACTATTGAGAATGGAAGATTTAATTGTTACTTCGCATAAATTAAAATATATATATATATTATAAATGAAATGGATTATGAATATTGTGCACGATTATTTTAAATGTAGAAAATGTGTTGAATATGAAGAAAGACAAAAAGAATTATATATTTTAGTTGAAGATTTAATCAAAACTCAAAATAAAATATTAAAATATATAAATCAAAGTGGTGAGGGTAAATATTAAAAATAAAAGTATTTTTAGAAAGCTGTTTGAGACAAATTATTTTAAGATTTACCCCAACCACTTTTTAATAATCTATTTTTTTATAAGTTTTAATTTTAAAAATAATCTATTATTATATTATAAATATGAAAATAGAAAGTAAAAATCCAAATGAAGAAATATCAAAAGCTCGTCCTTCTCTTAAAGAAAATACAATAAAACAATATGTTGTTAACCTAAAAAAACTACAAAAAATATATGATACTGATAATTATGATTTTTTAAATAAACCGGAAGATGTAATGGATAAAATAAATAACTTACATTATTTAAGTCAACGCAATATATTAAATGCTATTGTTGTATTATTGATGGCTCTTAATAGTGATAAAAAGTATGATGAATTATTAGAACAATATGGGAAATTAAGAGATGAATTAAATGATAAATATAATGAAGAACAAAAAACCGGTGTTATAAGTGAAAAACAAAGTAAGAATTTTGCTACAACTGAAGAAGTGTTTGATATGATAAATAAGATGGCTGATGAATTAAAACCAATAAAAAAAAAGAGCAAAGATGATATTTCTAAAAAAGAATTACAATTATTACAAGCTTACACATTATTTAATATATATGCGAGAATGCCTTTTAGAAATGATGTAGCTGGTATGAAAGCAATAAATCAAGCATCATATAAGAAATTAAATGATGAAGAAAAGAAAGAAAACAATTATTTAGTTATACCATCTAAAACTAAAATATATTTTGTATTGAATAAATATAAAACAAGTAAGAAATATGAAGAGTTAGATTTACCAATTGAAGATGCTGATTTAAGAAAGATATTAAGATATTATATTAAGATGAATGGAATGGGTATATTGTTTAAGACATCAACGGGTAAGCCACTTACACGCATAGAGTTAAGTAAGGTATTACTTAAATATTCAAAAAAGTATATGGGTAAATCGATCTCAAGTACCCTTTTAAGAAAGATATATTTAAGTTCTAAATATTCTGATGTTAAAGATGAGATGGAAAAAGATTCTAAAGTTATGGGTCATAGTGTAGCCACTCAACAAGCAGTTTATGTTAAGAAGGCTAAGGATGAATAATTATTTTAATCTATTTATTTTTTTTTTTTGATTGCTCTTTTTTCTTTTTCTCTCTTTCTAATCTATTTTTGTATTTTATTAACTTGTTATTTTCAAGAGTGTTGATAATATTAGCTATATCTAGTAATGGTTTGTAATTATCTTTTACATAATTGGATTGATCATCAACATTAAGAGTAGCAGCTCCTCCTAGTTCATTACTTTCGGTTTCTAAATCTTCTAGTTTACCATAATCTTTATAATATGATTTAATATCTTTTTTAATTTGTTGTAATGAAGTATTTTCAACATATTCTTGAAACGCATTAACATTATCTATACCGTTTAATTTACCCCAATTTTTTGATAACTCTTTCAATAATGATGATATTTTTAGATCTATTTCTCTAGCCTTAATATCATCTTTAGATAACACCGACCCTACTCTCATTTTTCTAGGTTCGGGTGCTCTTTTATTCGGTTTAGATGGTTTTTTAATCTTAATACCTTTAGATGGTTTAGATACTGGTGGGGGTTTTGGAATAACAGTTTTTTTCTTTGGTTTAATCACTTTTATTTTTGTTGGATCAACTCTTGGTCTCCCTGTTTTACTTTTTGGTCTTACTTCATCTTCTTTCTTTGATGTAGTATTTTTCTTTCTTTTTGCTATAACTCTTTGAATTGCTGCACCTTGTTTAACTCCTTCTGCTTTAATTTTATCTTCTTTCTCTTTCTTCTTTTCATCACTTACTTTCTTAGATGCTGCTTTTTCTTCTTTAGTTTTTGGTTTTGGTAATACCTTATCTGCTTTCTTCATATCAACTTTTGGTTTTCTTTTCATTTCCACTTTTGGTATAAGTGCTTGTTTTTCGTGATTTATTTCATAACCATTTTTTTTAATAAGAGCAATAATATCTTCTCTTTTGCTTCCTTTTGGTATTTTAATAGATACAAGAATATTATGAGCTCTTACAAGCTTCCTAATTTCCGGTGTTGTTAATTCTCCTTTAAGTTCTCCAGTTTTATATGGCATCTTTTATATGTATATAATACAAAATAAAAATAAAAGAGATATTATATAAAAAATGATTATAGATAAATCTCATTCAAAAAAAGATATAGTATTAGTATTTAAAAAACTGAATGTAACCATAGATGATAAATTAACAAAAGGTAAAATAGTAAGTAATATTGAAGACTATTTTGAAAACGCAGTATATAATGATAAAATTAAGAATTGTACTGAATTAAAAGAACTATTAAAGAATCCATCAAAAAAACAAAGACCAACAAGACAAGAAAAAAAAGAGATAATGTTTAATTCTAAAAAAATAATTAAGTGGGCTAAAAATAATTATAGATTTGATAATATAACATATCAAAATGATAATCAACCTTATAATGATATTATGAGTATTTATATGTGGGGAGATTTACCTAGTGTACGAAAAGCTTGTAGATATTATAATTTAAGTGTTTATTGTAAAGATAATGTTAATCCAATTATTACTGAAGAAATAGAAGAAGAAATGAATATGAAAAAAATAATAAAGAAAGAATATATATATAGTCTTGAAATAAAACATAAACCAAAAGAAAATCCTTTTATCGTGAGATTTGATTAAATTGCTCTTTTTATTTTTTGATTTAATGCGGTTTATAGAAAAAATTAAAATCTATTATTATACTATAAATGAACGAAATACAAAAAAACGATTTAAATTTTGGATCTAAAAGTGAACAAGAAATTCATTCTATTTTAGAAGAGCAATTTGGTAAATTATTAAGAACTGAACTAAATCCGGAAATGGGTAAATATTATGAATTTGATAAATATAATGAAGATTATTTTATTGAAATTAAATCAAGAAGAATTAATCACGATGATTATCCTTCATTATTCTTTGGAAAAAACAAATTAATAAAAGGAGATGAAATTTTAAAGAAGTGTCCTCTTTTAAGAATATATTATTTATGGAATTGTAATGATGGTATATATGGATGGGAACATAAAAGTACTGAATATACAATTGAAAAAAGAGGTAGATGTGATAGAGGTAAAAATGAATTTACTGATTGTGTTGATATAAAACAAAAAAATATTAAACCTTTAAAAAATCTATTAGATATATAAATGGTTGAGAAAGTTAAAATAACTTATCAAGGTAAATCTAAAAATGTTCCAAAATCTTATATCGGAACATTAAAAGGTAAAGAAAAAAAAGCTCAAGTTAAAAGTATTATTGAAAATAAAGATAGACCAAAAACATCGGCTAAATCAAAACAATCTACCTGGACTATTAAGTTTAATAAGAAGTATGGAAAACAATTAGAAAATATGAAAGGTGGAAAAAGTAAAAGAAATATATCAAAGGTTACTGGAATACCATTCAAAGCAATTGATGAAGTCTTCAAAAAGGGAGAAGGCGCTTTTTATTCTGCTGGTTCTAAACCAAATCAAACACCGCAGTCATGGGCGAGAGCCCGGGTGTATAGTTATATTCTTGGAGGTGGAGCAAGAAAAGTAGATGCAGCAATAACAAAGAAATATAATGTTAAGTTCCCAAAGTAATTTTCTTTTTTCTCGGCATAATAAAATATCCATTAGATTCATCATTATCTATAATTTTAAGTTTAAGTAATCCAAATAAACAAGATAAAAAAAACTTATGATCACTTCTTCTAATAGGTTGTTTATTTTTCTTTCTGATATATATAAGATTACAAAAATGAGTTAATATTTTAATTATCTTTTCAATATCAAATCCTTGTTTCATAGATTTCAATATTAAGTACTCACCTTGATATTCATATCTATTAAATGTTTTTTTATTTGTTAATCCAAATGAACTTACAAGTAATCCCTTATAATATAAATTAAGAGAACCATTACAGCCTTGTCTTATCATTTTATCTATATAATAACATAGATATTATCTTTATATATGTATTATACCGCATATAATCCTTGTTTATACCACTTAAAGAGGCTAAATAGGGGTTTAAAGGGTATATATTTTAAAATATATACTTCTTTAAGTACTATTTAACGCTATTATAGGTATAATAAGGGATTATATATCCTTAATTATCGATTATTTTAAGTATAATTTAAGATTATATTTAAGAAATGAATATTTATTGCGTTATTTCCTCAAAATTATTTTCTATATTATATTATAAATGAATAGAGAAAAAATACTTAAAAAGAAAACGACAAATAATATTAAGAAGAATAAAATGAGCGATATTAATATATCAAAGATGAATGTTGAAAAGTTTTTTAAATCTATTGAAATGGATAACGACAATCAAGCTTTCTACAGACACATAAATATTACTTATAATAAAAAAGGAAATAAAATACCAAAAGGAGAAAAGAATGATTTAAGTATTGAAGATATTAAAAAGAATCGTGGGAATACATTAGCAAATACTTTATCTCTCGCAGTAAAACATATTCCGGATTTATATGTTGTTGATTATGATACCCATATAGTTGATTGTGAATTTTATGAATTACTAAATAATGATAATGTAGCTTTTACTAATACAAAAAAAGGTTCTCATTATTATATTAAGATTAATAATATTGATACATATAAAAATCAACAAAAAATACATATCAATCCGGAAATAGATGTTGATTTAATTAAGACTAATAATATTTGGGAAACTAAAGATAGAACAATTACCGGAACAATTAAAGAATATGATTGGGATGATATTAAGAAATATTTTGATTGTAATAAAATGAATTTTGAAAACTCGCCTCCAAGTAGTCCACCACCTTCTCCAAAATCTAAAGAAGATAAACTTGATGCAGAACCAATTAATAATTATGATGCTGGAGAATTACAATCTATTATTAATTTATGTAAAGATAAAGATGAATGTTATGAATATTTTAATTGGTTAAAGATTGGTATGGCTCTTCATAATATTACTAATGGAGATAATATTGGATGTGGATTATTTAAAGATTTTACTTCTGAATATGAAGGTTTTAAAAAAAAAACTACTAAAAGAAATGTTCATCAAAAATGGAAATCTTTTGATAATGAGAGAGATGGAAATAAACTAGGAATGGCTTTTTTAAAAACTCTTAAATCTAAATATCAACCTAAAAAAAATAAAACATTAAAAGATATATATATTGATTCTTTAGTTGATATCAAATATGGAAAGGGGAGAAATAATGCTCAGACTATAATGTTAAAAGAATTGAATAATAGATTGATTTTTATAAGAAGTAGTGGAGAATATATTATATTGGATAAAAAAATAATTACAAAATATCAAAGAGATGAT